GCTTAGCCCTTGCGGACTAGAGCCAGGGGGAGGACCACCCATTTTGAGAGGTGGCATACTAGCCATTACTTCTTCGCCTTATTCGTATGCTGCGGGGTGGGAGACGCGTGCCCACCTTGGGGACGGAAGATCGCATCCTTGAACGGGGTGTCGACCTTCTCAGTTTTAGTGACCTTCATCTTTACACTCCTTTTTAGTATACGACTTAATGAGTATATTCATTAAGTCCTTATTTGTCAAGCCCCTCAAGACTCACTTACAATTGGCCGGGTTCCGCCATCCCTAGTTTCGAAGTGCGGAGGTACCTGCCCACTAGGCGGGCGGCCCCCCTGACTTTTTGGGCCGGGTGGTCCCTGTGGACCGCCACCCCCTCCAGAGGGCGGACCACCTCCAGCGGGCCCTCCTCCCATCATGGCTGCCGGACCCATGGCAGCAGCGGCTTGCATCTGCATGAGAGCCATCTGCGCCTGAGCAAGTTGCACAGCCATCTGGGCTTGTACGAGTTCAGGCGTCGGACCTGGCATGAGGCCAAGCTCCCTAGCCTTGATGATCCTATCCGGCACGGTCTCAGCCGGCTTGGGTCCGTAGTCGGGGACGTCAAACTGCTCCCAAACAGTCCACGGATCCATAAGGTTCGCGCGGAGAAGCTGGAGCATAAACATCTTCTGTGTCGTGTGGGACACATTAAGCCAACTATTTGGAGCCACCTGGAAGGAGAAAAGCTTGTGGTGGGAAAGGGCCCGCTCTTGACGGGAGCCTGGGCCATCCGGCACTAGCTGTCCCGGATCTAGGTCAAAGTCCTCGCGCGTCACACCGTCGAGGCCAAGAAGCTCAATCCGGCGAGGGGCGCTATACCACTGGAAGAAGCTCAGCTTCAGCATGTGGGCTAGCTCGGAAAGCGATACCTCCATACTGCGACTTCTTAGTCTCAGTATGGGAGAGAGGGCCTCCATGTACTTCTCCATTGTATCCGAGGACGGCATCTGGCCTAGCTGTGCTAGCTGGGCTACACCCCTCATGCCGGAGGTGTCATCAATCTCACCCTTAATGAACTCAATGAGATTTGCATAGATATTAAACACTTGTGGAGCAGGACCATCAATTACCTTGAAGGGCTCTCCTGCTGTGGGGTTGTAATGGAGCTTCGCCCCTGCCGCCCGAGGATCGAACGTGTCCAGGGCGCTCTTGGGTACAGCCCGCTTATCAGCAGCAACGCTCCTCTTCACCCATTGTTTGAGTCCGTCTTCTGCACCTCGAAGTGCCTCATTGAGGGCATCCTGAAGGGGGATAAGATCCCCAATCATAGACGCACCTAGGAGACTCCAAGGGAGGGGATCGAGGGTAAAGCGAATAACTGGGAACATCCCATGCCAATGGGGATTGGGGATGTCCTTCAGAATACACTCCGGTGTAAAAAGAATAAAACGGCCGCGAGGATAAAGGCGCGCCTTGTCGGCATCCACAACATTACCGTCGGGACCAACCGAGCCCATAGGATAAACGGTATACGCCCAATCGCCTTCACCCATGGTAATAGGCTTGTCGCTTAGGTTCTTGGAGTCATCCTTGATGTAGGCTCGCATTAGGTCAATTCCCGGAGGAAGCTTCTGCTCCCTGCCTACGCCTTCAACGATCTCCCATAGGGGAGAGCCAGTGATCTCCTCTAGTTTACCTCCATCTGGGGAAGCCATCGGAGCCCAAGAAGAGGTCTTGCCCTCAATCATCGAGGCTTTGCTGGGGAACATGCGCTTTACGGTCTCGACAGGAAGGCGCTGTCTTAGGATGACGCCCCTCCAGTCCTGGATGGACTCTGAGAAGATTGGATCAATGGGGATGACATCCCTCGGATCAAAGGGGATAATTTCAAGATCACCCTGACCACCCTGAAGGGCTTTGTTCCACGTCAGCATGACATATCCACTTCCACCACATGCTGCATACATGAGGGCAGAGCTTAGCCTTCGATCTGCATTCGTGTTCCTCCACCACGCACGCGCAAGCTTGTTGAGCACATCGCCCTGTGGCTTGAAGCGCTCAACATATGTGGTGTAGTTCCAGATGGGGCGGACGTCCGTCATGGTAGCAACCGTTTCGAGGGCCACCTTCCTTAGACGGTTATCCGTGATCTTGCTGATTGCTTGGCTCTTCGGACTATCATGTCGACCATTGATGTAGCGAATGGAGGGCTCAATGAGGCCCCAAGCTACCTCTTTCTTAAGTTGGTGCATGCCCTCCGAGAACTTAATTCTTAGGTGGGCAAGCAGCGCTTCTTCGGCTAGGCGAGCCCTGCCCGTCGCGTCATCCATAGATTCTCCTTAAACCCAACACCCGGGCATACCTCGCCCGGAGCCTTCTTTGTATACCTGTTTACCTGTGTATGGGTCGTAGCCTACATACTCAGTGTCAATCCACCCTGCATCGTCACGCTTCACCTTGCCGTACATCTTGCAGAGTGTCTCCTCATGTGACGGGCTTTCTACCGTAATTGGACTACCATCTGGCGTGAGGTTCTTTGTGACATAGGGATATCCACCCCACGCACGCCCGCGAGCGACTCTCCAGATCTTCTCTGTAGCTGCCCCACAATGACAGGATGGATTCTCTGAATCCATCCTTGGGACATATTGCTCAAACTCGTGTGCGGCTTCGGATACACACTGGTAGGAGTAGATTGGCATTATCGTGTGCCCCTTCGAGCACGACGCATAAGGCCAGCCTTGGAGGGAGGCTTCATACCACGCTTATTCGCAGTGGCGTAGAAGATCTGCTTTCCACGCTTCGCTCCATGGCGCGAGGTCATGCTACGCATGACCTTCTCTCCCCTGCCCTTGAAGTACTCACCAACGGGCATGACTTAGTCCTCGTCTTTGGTCTTCACAAAGTAGAAGGGTCCAGACTGCTCAAGCTCGGATCTCTTATACTTCCTCGCACCGTTGGCAGCCCAATACTCATCACCAACCTTGAGGACTTCTTCAGTAAGGCACTCACCAAGCTGCGGCGCTTTCTCACTCATCTTAAACTCCTAGAGCCACTCGAAGCCCCTCTTTGATCTTCACTTCGGTAAATTCCCGGGGCTCGATCTTGGGATTGAACCGAATAGCATCACCAATAGCTTTGCGTTGACCCTCAGTCAATGCAACGTCCACACCCTCAACCCTTACCATTAGGGCTCTGCGAAGAGCATCGAGGAGATCATCAGCCTCGCTGAAGCTCCCGGATAGAAGCTTCTGAACCTCAGAGAGGGCCTCTCCGGTAAGGACAATGGCCTTGCGATTGGGGGCAACGCGGGCAAAGCGGACAAGGGCTTGCTCCATGGCTAGGCGGGGATTCTGGGGGTTAAAGGCTCCATAGGCTTCAAAGACTTCATCGGGAACCTTTAGAGAAATCAACATTTACACACCTCCGGGTTACGAGTATATACTTTAAACGTATTGATCGTCAAGTGCATTATTCAGTACATCATTATATGTGATGCCGTGGCCCGCCGTGGCCATGACCTCGTAGAGTTGCTTTGGCCGTCCGTGCTTTTCTTTGGCTAGCAGCTTGGCCTCGTGTGCTCTCCTCCGCTCGTCCGCGATGTTCATGATGTCAAGCTCGTGGGCGATGTAAAGGGCAATGGCCATGGCCATAATGCGGTCATCGTGGTAGCCAGGGGCAGCCTCTAGGTGGTGGCGCAGCCTCCCATCCTTTGTGGGGAGATTTACGAAAGAACCCATTTCTTCGACAAACTTGGGGGAGTTGATTAGGAGATCCCCACGAATGATGTAGTTCTTCAGCATGTCCGTGATTAGGGGGCGGGTAGAGGGAGTGGTCCACCAGCCATACTCGGTGGAGAAGGCTCCATCGGTTTTCATGGGCCGCTTCCAGATGTAAAAGTTTGTGTAGCCCATGCGCTGAAGTTCAATTTGTGTCGTGCCTCCGGGGCTGCCGGGGTTGCACTCGACGGCCATCATTGCAGGGAGGTCCATCTCCCGGTCACGGTAGATATTTCCGATGACGCTGGCGATGGTTGCCAGTGTTAGGTTGTCAATATTCCCACACCACTCTGCAACTTGCTCATCTTTCCAGCGTGGGGTACCAACCTTCAGAACCTCGATGGCAGCGTTGTCTCCACCCTCGATGCCGTACGAGGCGTCGACAGCAACGATGTAAGTGGCACCACCCTTTGGAAGTTCCCAGATAACTAGCTTGTTGTCCCACTTCTCAGCGGCTTCGCTGCTGAGCCAATCCTCAAGCGAAAACTTGCGAAGTTTGCGACGGAGGGTGTCAATCTCGTAGACGGCGAGGGGTCGGCGCACGTTATCTCGAATGTGGCTGCGCACCTCGATTGGGAAGACGCTCCTCAGTCCTGTTTGGAAGGCCTCTTCAATGGTGGAGGGATACTCTTGGAAGAAGACTTCAAGCTCTCCCTTAGCCTCGAAATCTCTTCGCGTAAATTGGTAGAAGGCGAGTTGCTCTCGATCCAACTCAACACCTGCCTCTTGCTTGACTCGCTTGGCCATGTCGAGAGTGTGAGGTTTAAAGTCGAATCCTTCTGAGACGAGTCGGTTGTTCGGTCGGAGGTACCACGCCGCGAAGATCGCTTGGAATGAGCTTTCTTTCCTCCAGGCGGCATTGAAATGTTCATAGAACCAGTTGCCTTTTGCTCCTGCGCCGGTAGATTCCATTAGGATGACAGAGTGATGCTTCTTAGAACTGTTGAAGGCGGGCATCAAGTCTTCATCAATGTAGCGGGGAAACTCCCAAGTGGAAAGCTCTGTTAGGTGGGAGACGTCGATGTTCATACCCTGTCCAAGGGTTGTCTTCTGGTTACCGGCTCCTACGATGACATCGCTGTCAAGTAGGGGGAAGTGTAGGTGTGTGCCCTTCACTCGACCTTCGATAGAGGGCCGTAGCCACCCCGGCAGGGCATCATACATCCTTGTCAGGGTTTGATAGAGCTTGAGGGAGTTATCCGGGTGGTCCGAAGCAATGAGGCCCTGGCTCATCGCATTAAGGAAGACCATGTGCGCGATGAGAGCCTCACCGATTACGGTACCGCCAACCTGACGAGACTTGAGGAGGACTAGCGGAATCTTGCAGGAAGGGGCACTAGCTTGTCGTTCTTCTTCTCGTGCTAGGGCCTCCATGACTTTTCTTTGAGAGGGCCACGGAATGATTGGCACCATCTTCTTTTCATCGCTAAGGATCTTGCAATAGCGAGTGATGAAGTACTCAAAGTCAATCTTTGAGAGAAGCCGCGAGGAGAAGACGTATTGCTCCTCGTCTGCTGTGAGCGGACGAGAGGGAAGGCCGTTTTCCCAGACGATGTCTCGCATGCGTCCCGCCTCAAACTCGTGAACTTCATCGAAGGAGTAGCGCCTTAGCGCCACTCCCAGCGCGGATTCGAGAGTTTCTTGCGCTTTTGCGACGATGATAGGGGAGTACAAGCTATTTCTTGGCCTTCTTGCGGAAGAAAACGTGTGAACCGTGCTTGGAGGTTTGTTCTAGGTCTTTAAGCCAGCCCGGTGGGTTCTTCATGTGGAGTGCTTCGGTGATATACCACTCAGCGCCATGGGTTGGATCGGGTACTTGACCCTCTAGGGCTTGTCGAGCCATGGTGTAATACTGTTCCCACATGGGATGGCCGGGGCCAAAAGCACGGATGTCGTCTCGATTGGGGTCAGTATGGCTCCAGGCGGTGTATTGTTTGGGCTCATTGACGATAGACCAGAGAGTTTTGCCAGCTTTGTGGCCTTTTTGGCGATTTAGGATGGAAAAAATGACGCCGAGGGGAGAATTTAGGTCAGTTTCGCCTCTCGCCTCGCCCCAAGCAGTCTTTGCGAGGACGCTAGCCGCGTCTAGTTGCTTCTTTTCACTCATTTTCCTCTCCAATTGGGGTGACATCCACAACTTCTGGGGTGCTTCGCACCCCAGAAGAGCGAGTATAAAGAATTTCGTCAGCCACTTTTGACATCTTTTCAAGCAATCCCCCTTCAGCTTGGACCGTCATGTTCAGTTGTTGCTGAGATACGGCAACAAGAGGCTTCTTTTCGGGAAGAAGTTGGCTCATTTCGAGGGCTTTTTGCATGGCAAACTCCTTGTGCTTGGAGCTTGTGACCACGGAACCACTTCCTCCACAACGCGGACAGGGCTTATTGAGCTTGTTGACGCCCGCACGAGGCTGGACTTGACCTACTCCTAGGCAAACTTCGCATGTTTCTTCCCTGTCAATGGCATGGCGCATGAGATCCCTGAAGAGTGCGGGCATCTCTTTGTACAGGAGGAGTAGGGTTTCGAGCTTTTTTAGGGCAACGGCACCTTTTGCGTAGTGGTCGAGGGCAACGGCGGGGTCGATCTTGGCTTCTGCGATGGCGCGAGCGAAGGAAACCTTCGGACGGTCCTTCATGATCTCTACAAGACGAGTGATAGTAGCGGGGGCGTCAGGAACGGCCTCCAGCTTCTCCAGGATGTCGTCACGGCCCTCCGTTAGCTCCGACTCGAACTTTCGGACGAGTTTGCTCGCCCCGTTCGCTACAACGCCACTGAATTCGCGTACGCGGATTGTGCCCAATTTGCCCTTGCGCGAGCGGGCGACTTCGTTGTCGCGGAGGGGGACCGGAAGGAGATTGTCTGTCAAGCCAGCCTTCTTATAGTGATGTCGCAGCATCCTCCGCGCCTTCCGGCCCAGTCCATACTCCTGAGGCTGCGAGGTCTGTTCGTCGGGAGATTTCTTGCTCCCATTCGGAGATGGCTCTGGCTCGGTCTGTGTCGGCAGCAGCGATTTGCTGTTCGAATCGATCTCTGGGGCTGACATTTTCGTAGTAAATTTCTCCTTCCTCGTTTCCCTCCTCCAGGGAGTGGGAAACCCCTTGGGCCCGTAGGCCCAGCGACATTAGTAGAACGAGCTTCTCCAGGGCAGCGGCAATGCGCTCTTGGGTGGGATCCAGCTCTGGTCTCCAAAATTTAAGCCTCACGCAAGCTCCTTTCTACAAAAGCGGGCCAGATAACTGGGAGGCCGGAGAGGAGGGGAGGAAAGAGGCTCCGGGGGGAGAGTCATCTGGCCCGCAAGGTGGAATATAACACTAAAAGAGAAAGGATGTCAAATAGATAGATAGGGTAGGCGTAAATACGAGATTATGTATATATGTAATTATAAGAATCGTGAGGGCGAAAAGGGCCTGTTTTTGAACCGGCTTGAAGCTGGAAAGTTGTTGAAAGGAAAGGGGATCGGAGGACGGACCCCCCCAGCTTCACGCCTCTCTATATACTATAGATAACGTGAATCTGCCCATTTTACGCAGATTCTTGAAATGGACACACTCCATTGGGCCTATGGAGGCCCAATGTGAGATGTGATCTAGGCGAAATGGATGAATTGGGGCGGCCGCAAGGGCCGCCCCAATAATGAGGAATTGCGTATTTCATTAATGTTGTATATGAGGATTGCAGTAATTACCTAATTCGCGGGGGGCTTAAGTTGTTGATTGGGAAAAATTTTGAAAAAAAAATTTGGTTTTACGAAACCCCACCCCCCTACCCCCCTCCCTGGCCACCCCTTGGGAC